ACAAAAATAAATGAAACAGGTAATCCTACAAAATCATTTTTGGTATCTGATTTAGTAAATTTAATAAACAATTCAGCCGGTAATGTTCCGTATGTGGGAGCCACTCAGGATGTAGATCTTGGTCCTTATAGTATATATACAGATGGAGGGGCTAAATTGTATGATGACGGTACAGTTGAAGGTACATCTTTTCAATACAATCAAGGCGGATTTGCTTCTTATCTTAACAGCAGTGCTTTGGCCTCTAGAACTTGGAATTTACCAAATGCCAGCGGAACTGTAGCTTTGCAAACAGCGGCAAGTGGGTCTTTTACATCAAATGATGGTAAAACAATAACGGTTGTAAATGGAATAATAATTTCTATAGTATAAATCATGAGTAAAGAACAGTTAGATATATTATTAAACAAATGGATAAGTAGAAAACTGCTTGTATTTGGAGTGGCTTGCGCGGGTTTATTCTCAGGTTATTTAACATCATCAGACTGGGTGATGGTAGCCACGGCATATATAGGAATTCAAGGATTTACGGACATTGTTAATAAATTAAAAAGATAATGGATCAACCTAGTTTACGTGTTTATTTATTAAATACTTTAACACTCATGATGAGTTTTACAAATTTGGAAGCAAAATTAAAAGTTATGTTATTGTTAATATCAATAATATATACATCAATGAAAATATGGGATTGGGTACAAATAAGAATAAATAAAAAAGATGAAGATAACAGTAAAAAGAATACACAGGACTGATATTTCGACTATAGGTGAACTATATATAGACGGAGTATTTGAATGTTATACGTTAGAGGATATTGAAAGAGAAGTAAAAATAAAATCCGAAACAGCGATACCTAAAGGAGCCTATAAGGTTATAATAAATCAGTCTAATAGATTTAAAAAATTAATGCCTTTATTATTAAATGTACCAAATTTTGAGGGAGTGCGTATTCATAGTGGAAATACTAATCACGACACGGAAGGTTGCATATTGGTTGGTCAAGCAAGAAGTAAAAACTTTATTGGACAGTCTAGAAAAGCATTTGATAAATTATTTAAAAAAATGCAAGCGGCAAAAGATATAACTATAACAATTGAATAATAATGAAAAAACTTATACTATTATTATTAGTAGTCTTAACATCCTGCGCTTCCCGTAAAGTTGATGTAAGCAAAATAGAAATAAAAAAAGATAGCGTTGTAGAAGTAAAAGCAGAAGTTAAAACTTTAGAGACAAAAAACGTAATTGATTCAACAAATATAACCACAGAAACAAATACAGATGAGATTTGTATTGAACCTTTAGATTCTACTAAAGAAATGGTTATAGATGGAAAGATTTATAAAAACGTGTCTTTAAAGATAAAAAAAAATAAAGTTAATACCACGTATAGAAACAACAAGACAGAGTCTAATATTAAGCGTACGGATTCCGTAGGAGTGTCTAAATCGTCTGTGAGAGAAAGTGTAGTTGGTAAAACAAAAAAAATAGATAAAAAAGCAAATTATTGGTGGATAATCTATTGGTTAATATTAATACTAATTATATATTTATTATGGCGAAACAGACGACGACTACTCAACGCACTGTAAAAAGCATATCAAGACCTGGTGTTCATGCAAAAACTAAAACTTCAAGTTTAAAATCTTCAAAACTATATAAAAAAAGCTATAGAGGTCAAGGAAGGTAAAAAAACATAAAAACAAGTGATATAATACATATATCAATCTAATTAAATTAAATCATGTCAGACGGAATAGTTAAAAATTTAAACTTCGGAAAAGACGCAAGCGACAAAGTGTTTGCTGGAATTGAAAAATTATCTAGAGCAGTAAGTTCTACTCTAGGGGCAAGTGGTAAATGTGTATTACTTGAAGATTCTTTTGGTAAACCTGTTATCACAAAAGATGGTGTTTCAGTAGCTGATTCAATAATTTTACTAGATCCTGTAGAAAATATGGGAGCAACATTATTAAAGGAAGCGGCAAGAAAAACAGTTAGAGAAGCTGGTGATGGCACCACTACAGCAACGGTATTAGCTCATGCTATTTTAAAAAATGCTTATGCAGTAGAAAATCCTAACGCTAGAAGTATTAAAGAAGGTATTAACAAAGCTGTTGAAAAAGTTGTAAAATACTTAGAGGAAAACTCTATTGTAGTAGATGACAAAATGCTAGATCAAATAGCTGCAATTTCTACAAACAACGATTCAGAACTAGGAAAACTAGTTGGTGACGCTTTTAGATCAGTTGGTAATACTGGTATTGTTATGATGGAAACTACTCAAGATGCAGAATGTAGTCTGCAAGTAGTAGAGGGAGTTCAATGTAGCATGGGTTTAAAGAACTCACATTTTATTACTAATCAAAAAAATAAAACAGCAGAACTAGATAATCCTTTAGTGTTATTAGTTGAATCTCCTATAGAAAATATAAGACAGATTCAATCAGTATTAGAGTATATTATAAAACACAATAAATCTTTACTTATTATAGCTGATATGGAACAAGTTCCATTAGCTACTTTAGCAATGAATAAATCTAAAGGTAATATAAAAATAAACGTTATTGACGCTCCTGTTTATGGAGTGAACAGAAAAGAGATTTTTGATGATTTGGCTTTGTTAACTGGAGCAACATTAATAAATGAAGATCTAGGTGATGATTTAGACTTAATTCAACCAGAAATGCTTGGAACATGTATTAAGTCGATTACAAATCATGAAGAAACAATCCTACATGTAGGAGAAACAAAAGATGAGGTAAAAGTTATTATAGATGATATCAATAATTCTTTATCAAAAACAAAAGACGCTAATACAGTTATAAAACTAGAAAAAAGATTAGCAAGATTAACAGCAAAAATAGCTTTAGTAAAAGTTGGTGCTAATTCAGAAATAGAACTAAAAGAAAAAGCCGATAGAATAGAAGATGCTATTTGTGCTACAAAAGCAGCTATTAAAGAAGGAATTGTTCCAGGTGGAGGAATTGCTTTATTAAACGCTTCTCATAATATAGATTCTTTTTCTACGGGAGAAGAGATACTTTTAGATTCAATAAGAGCACCATTTAAAACTATATTAGATAACGCGGGTATTGAGCATACTTCAATAGAAACAATATCAAAAGTTGGGTATGGTCTCAATGTAATAACAGGTGAAACCGTGAATATGATTGAAGCGGGTATTATTGATCCTTTGTTAGTTACAAAAAGTGCTTTAAGAAACGCTGCTTCTGTAGCCACAACAATATTGTCAACTGATTGTGTAATTAATAATTTAAGAGCATAATGAGAGCAATAGGTAAATTCTTAATTATAGAAAAGATAAAAGAAGGAGTAAAAGAAACAAAAGGAGGGCTTCTATTAGCTGAAAATCAAAGAGAGGACATAAGATATGTCGAAGCAAAAGTTATTAAAGTAGGAGAAGAGATTGTTGGTATAAAAGAAGGTGATTTTATATTTTACGATAGACACGCTGGACATAAAATAGAAAAAGACAAGCAAACATACCATGTTATAAAATTAGGTGATGTAGTTGTTGTTTTATGACACGTTTAGAACCAAGAGATATAAAAGATTTAGGTTTGCTAAAACATTATAGAATAATAAGAAAATGGGCTTGTAAAAACAATGATTTATCAGATGCCGATTTAGAACTTCTTATTTATCTAGATTGCATGGAATTCTTCACTAAACAAGATTTTAAAACAGGTACTTATACATATAGTTGGAATAATAGACGCTGGAACGATTTATTAAAAAATGGGTGGATAACAGTATGGAGAGAAAGAAACCATACAACTCAAAAATATAACATATATAAAGTTTCATTTAAGTGTAAACAACTAATAAGTAAAATGTACCGAATAATGTTAGGGATAGAAGATATACCTACAAGTCACAGAAACTCTATAATGAGTGGTAAAACATATACTGATACAGTTATGATTACCGCTATAGAAAACACTAATAAAGATAAAACAAGGAATAATGGGTTATAAAAAAAATAACAGTCCAGTAAAACAAACTATAGCAAGTAATTTGTTGAATACTGCCATGGGAGCTGCTAATGCACAACCTAATACAGGTTATGCAAACTCGTTTGGTTCAATAACAAATGGTTCAGTAACAAACACTTTACAGAACGCTTTTAATACCGTTGCGGGTACTTCTAGTCAAGCAAACATGAATCAAGCAGTTAGAAGTTTACAAAACACAAATAATCCAAATGGTTTTATAAATACACCTAGACCAAATCAACCACAATCAAGTGTTGTTAGAGGAAATCCAAGATACATAAGAAATACAATAAATAATAGAAACGGTATGAGTTACGATAATACAACTGGTCCTAGACCAATGGCACCTATTAATCCTAGAGGTTTTTCAAATATGGATAATGTTCAAAGAATTTTTAATAGTTCATATTCAAATACTCCACTTGCACAAGTAGATGTAGATCCTATGACTGGTCAACAAATGAACCCATTAAATGATCAAAGTACAAACTCTCCAATGATACCGGATATTGACAGTGCTATGTCACCGTTACCTAATCCAAATGGAGTTCAAACAGATTCACTAGCACCTTATTACGGTCTTTCAAATTAATAACTATGAATATAAAAGCAATAAAACACCCAATGACTTCTTTTGATGAGGAAGCTAAAATGTCAGGAGTAGGAGCTAACGCTCTTTGGGACGGACCATTTGATACAACTGGTTATCCAAAAGCAAAAGGATCTAGTTCTGGTAAAAACGGAATAAAATTGAGATTTGATGACCCAATGTGTTCTCCAGGTCCAATAACTAAAAAAGCAAAAGGTAAATTTTAATATCATGTCTTTAAATCTAGTTAAAAGAAACTCTAGTTCTCCTTTTAAATTGCAAAGAAGTATAGTTGCACAAGGAGATGAAAATGGAGCATATTCACAAGGTGGATACAATCCAGAAGCAGTTTATGATGATTCTGGTATTGCTGCAGGTATCGCTTCTTTTGGACAATCTATTGGATCAGCGATAAGTACTATTACTCCTGGTGAAAAAAACAAGATGAATAAAAAGAGAGAAAAACGTTTAGAAGAAAGACAAGATAGAATTGTCGAAAAAATGAACGTTGATACAAATACAGACGCTAGACAAGTTAGATTAAACAAAAGGTTTAATAGAGTTGAAAAAAGAAAGCAAAAAGTAAAAGGCGAAATTAAATCTTACGAAGATTCTTATAACGAAAAATTAAAATTACTTGGACGTTTAGATGTTGAAGACGAATAATAACAAAAAATATAAAAATGAGAATATTAAAATCACCATTAACTCAAAAAAATAAAAATTCAGTAAGAGATTATTCCGCTGGTAATAGCGATATGATTGGATTACCTGGTACTAAGTTTAGAGAAAATGTAGACAAACAAGTTAAAGCTTATATAGACAAACAAAAAATGAAAAAACAAACTAAACCTAATCCAGCGCCAAAACAAGTTGGAACACCTCGTCCTCAAGTAAGAACTAAATCTGAAATATCTAAAGTAGAAGGACCGATGAAAATGAAAGTTTCTAAAAAAACAGCTTACGATGTTAAACAAGCTAGTAATCAAAAACTAAAACCAAGCGCTAGAAAGCATTATGCTGAAAACGCACAAGCAGCGATGAAAAATAAAAAATCTCCTGCTCCTAAAATGAAAAAATGTTAATTATAACATTCTTTATATATATAAACAACTAAAAACAAAAAAACAAAAAAAAATGGCAAATTTTCTTACTATCCCGTCAAGCGCTACGGGTTATGCAACTGCTACAGTACCTAATGGTGGACCTATTAATGTTCCTGTAGATTTAGTATTTGATGTGAAACAAACATCAGCAACTACTACTGTTATCTATTTTGACAACAGACTTGGTGCTGGACAAAAAACTCTTACATTAACTCACACATCTACAGCTAGTTCTGGAACTCTTCCAACTGTTGCTAATGCAATCTATGCTGCGATGAATGCTAATCCAGGTGGAGTATTTGTTCCTGTATCAATGCCTTTATCCACTATTTCTACTGTAACAGCTCCTGTTGTAGTAACTTCTGCACTTTACGCATAATTATTATTTATAATTCCCCTATGATTATATTCGTAGGGGAATTTATAATTTAAAATTTACAGAATGGCATTTAAAATGAAAGGTGCTCCATACAGTTGTGATAATACTCCAGTCTATCAAGTAGATATGGATAATAACATACTTGGTATGGCTCAGAATAACGGAACCATTTTAGTAAATAAAAATGTTTCTCCGTTAGAATTAGAGAAAAATAAAACAATTGAACATGAAAAGGTTCATGTTGACCAAATGAAAAGAGGTGATTTAGATTATACTGACACACATGTTCTTTGGCAAGGTAAAGAATATGCTAGGTCTCAAATGAAAGAAGGTGATAAAAATCTTCCTTGGGAAAAAGAAGCTTATGCAAAACAGAATAAAAAACATAAATAATATATATATCATGTAATAATATTAATATATAACTTTAATATTATTTAATCATGAAAAATTTTTTATTTATTGTTTTAATTTCATTATTTAGTTTAAATGTTTTTTCTCAAGGATTAAACTTTAAACAAAAAATAAACGTAGATGATTTAATTGGTTATTGGAAACCAAGTGAAGAATCTTCACAATTATTTTTTTGGAAAGATGTTAATGGTAAATTACAGGTTCAAGAAATTTGTGAAACAACAGGAGAACCAGTTGATTTAATTAGATTAAGAATTGACGAAGATAGTGTATTAATGGATACAATTTTTAAACCAAACGAATGGGTTATTAGAAGTGTATTTATTTTTACAAGTCCTACTGAACTAGTTCGTTCTATAACTGGAGACACAGAAGCAATAGTACATTATACTAAGATTAAATAATAAAAAAACAATAACCAAAATTTAAAACAAAAAAATGGCATATTTACCACAACCAGGAAGAGGAAATTATGAAAAGACCGGATATGGTCTACCTTCTCCATTTAGACAAGACAGAGTATACAAAAAAATTGACGAGGCAGAGAAAAAATCAAAAAACGGAAAGACATTAACTATGACAGCTGCTACTGTTTTAAATGATTATCCTGAACAACAAAAACATTTAATAAAGAATGTTAACAAAGATGCAAGTGGAAAAATCACTAGTTTTGAAGCACCTTCAAATACTAGAAAAGCTGTAGAACAACTTCAAATAGCAAAAGACAGTATGAATTATTTATCTAGCGGTAAAAACGAAGCAGATAGAATAAGACTTGGAAATGATTTTAGTCGTAATTATTCAACAAATAGTAAACAAGGAAAGATAACTACTGGTGGAACGTATAGAAGTCCAGGTTCAAACGTTTCTCAAACTAATACTTTCTTTGACAATATGTTGTCTAATTTAATGAATGTAACAGCTTCGCCTTTTGCAACAGACGAAAACACTGCGTCACAAAAATTTGGTATTCCAAAAGTTCCAGCAAAAATTAATGCAATATCAGGAAAAAAAGGAAATAAAAAAAGATAATAAATGAAAAATCTATCATATACAGGTTATAAAAAAGATAGTCCTGACAAAGATAGACCTTATAACGTGATACCAAGCGGGGATATTACTATGGAAGACGTAGAATTCCCCGTTTTAGGTATTGATAATAAAGGTAATAAAAAAGTAATGAAACCTGGTAAAAACTACAAGTTTCCAGGTGATACTGTACTAGAGTTTAGACTTAGTACAAAAAATAAAAATACTATATATAACAAAATATTTAAAAAATAAATTATGGGACAATACGGTAATCAACCAGATTTTGGAACAAGAGCACTAGGAATAGTTCCTACAGGCAATATTAGTAGTTTACCAGAAAACTTGCAAAGGTTGAACAGTGCAGCTTTATATATTGGTACAGGAGGTACATTAGTCTGTAGAGTAGTTGGGGGGAATTATGATGTTACTACCACTAATGAACAAACTGTTTTTAAAAATATTCCTGATGGTACATTTTTTCCAGTAATTGTTGATTATGTATATGAAAACAATGATGACGGGTTAGATACTACTTGTGCTGATATTATAGCTTTATACTAATGGGGTTTGGTAATGGAATGGCTATTGGATGGCCAAATGCTTCTTATCAACAAGGTGGTCCTATTATATATGAAATACCATTATTTAGTTGTAGTCTTGATCCAACACCATTTATAAGATGTTATAGTTTATCTCCCTCTTTTGCTGTTGGAATTTATTTATATAGGCATACAGATCTAACGGCGCCATATGATGGTCAAGGAGGAGAATATCCAGGGGCTAATCAATATATAATAGCTAATGGTTTAATTATGCCAGAAAATTTTAGTTGCGGGTAAAAAATAAAATAATATAAAATGACAACAGAAGAAATAGCAGGAAAATTAGCGTTCTTTCACGAACAGATACATATGATTCACTGGGAAACTAGAAGTTTCGCAGAACATAAAGCAACTGGAGGATTCTATGAATTCTTACAAGACTTTAAAGATGAAGTTATAGAAAAAATAATGGGTTATACTGGAAAAAGAATTCAATCGTTAAAGATAGAAGCAATTAGTCCAAAAGCAGACTCAATGAAAGTAGTTGATGATGTATTAAAATTTTCTAATGATTTAGAAGCATACGGAGATAAAAATAAATTTGGTGATATTTGTAATATGGCTCAAGCATTATCTGGTGAAGCAGCTAAAATGAAATACTTACTTACATTGTCTTAATAAAACAATAACAATTAAATTAAATAAAAATGGAAACACAAAACAAAATCAAACAAGAACAGTTAGAAACTATTTTAGAACAAAGAAACAAATTAACTGAATTGTTACATAACATTGGAATATTAGAATCACAAAAACATAGTCTATTACATCAAATTGCAGATGTAAATAAAACAATAGAAGATTTTAAAAACGTATTGTTTGAAGAATATGGAGATATAAATATTAATATTGAAGATGGATCTTACACTAAAATAGAAACAGTAAAAGAACCAGAAACCGTAAAAGAATTAGAAATTGTAAAATAATGGACGTTGTTATTAGAAAAATTAGTATAGGTACTGATTATAAAAATGAAGCAATGCATTATTCAGTTGGACAACAAGTGTATGGGGGACATGAAATCTCCCATATACTAAAAAACATAGATAGGTCTTGCGTAATTTATATTAAAAAAGGCAATGAAGTTATGCCTTGGAAAGAATTTTATCCTACTATGGCAATTGCTCTTGAATTTGATTTAGAATACTAATGAGAAGTGTTTTTTCTTTTATTGTTAAACCTTTAGGTGAAAGGTACAATAATAAAATTAAAATAGGTGATAAAGATCTTATAATAAATACAAAAATAGAAAGTTTTAAATCTGTTAATAATATGGCTGTAGTAATGGAAATACCATTAGCTTATAACACAGATATAAAGGTAGGTGATATTGTTTTAATACACCACAATGTATTTAGAAGATTTTATGATATAAGAGGTAATCAAAAAAACAGTAGATCATTTTTTATGGATGATTTATACTTTTGTGATCCTGATCAAATATATCTTTACAACAGAGATAATAAATGGAAAGCATTTGGAGACAGATGTTTTGTAAAACCATTAAAAAATACTGACTATCTAACGCTCAATAAAGAGAAAGAACTTATTGGTATATTAAAATACGGAAATAGTTCATTAGAAGCGCTAGAAATAAACGAGGGGGACCTTGTTGGATACACTCCTTATGGAGAATTTGACTTTATAATAGAAGGTCAAAGACTTTACTGTATGAAATCTAATGATATTGCAATTAAATATGAACGTAAAGGAGACGAAACAGAATATAATCCAAGCTGGACACAAAGCAGTATTGGAATTAATAAAAGTAGCTGAAGAAGCTATTCTAGATAATGGCGATGATGATTTATCAGCAGATAAATTAAAAAACGCTGCTGCTACTAAAAAATTGGCTATATTTGACGCTTTTGAGATTCTAAACAGAATACATGACGAAGAAAAGATGTTAAATGATGACAGTAAAGAAGTAGAAGTAAAAGTGTTTAAAGGTTTTGCAGAAGGGAGATCTAAGTAATGTACGAACAAACACTTTATAAGATAGTACCAGATTACATAAAATCTAGTGTTATCAAGCAAAACAATAGACTAAAGAAATGGACATATGGGTATAATAAAGACCATGATGTGGTTGTTATTAGTAAAACTGGAAAGATTGGTGAAATACTTGAAATCCAAAATGTAAAAATAGCTTTACCACTAGTAGAAAATGCTTATTCTAGATCTGATAAGAAAGAAGAGCAATACTGGGAGCAAATGGAGTACCCAAAAGAAATAAGTAAAATAAAAAGTACTTTTGACTGGAATAAACAACCAGATTCTTTTAAAGATAGATGGTACGATTATATTGACAATGAGTTTAAATATAGAGAAGAAGGTTTGTTTTTTTATAATAATGGTAAACCTACTTATATAACAGGAACTCATTACATGTATCTTCAATGGAGTAAAATTGACGTTGGAGCACCAGATTTTAGAGAATCAAACAGATTATTCTTTATATTTTGGGAAGCATGTAAAGCGGATTCAAGATGTTACGGAATGTGTTATTTAAAAAATAGACGTTCCGGTTTTTCATTTATGTCATCTGCTGAATTAGTAAACTTAGCAACAATATCAAGCGATTCTAGATTTGGTATATTATCAAAATCAGGAGCAGATGCTAAAAAAATGTTTACAGATAAAGTTGTTCCAATCTCAATAAATTACCCTTTCTTTTTCAAGCCTATCCAAGACGGTATGGATAGACCTAAAACAGAGTTAGCTTATAGAGTTCCAGCTTCTAAATTAACTAGAAGAAAACTAGATACTAACGAAACCATTGAACAGATGGAAGGTCTTGATACTACAATTGACTGGAAAAATACAGGTGATAATAGTTATGATGGTGAAAAATTAAAACTATTAGTACATGATGAAAGTGGTAAATGGGAAAAACCAGATAACATATTAAATAACTGGCGTGTTACAAAAACAACTCTAAGGTTAGGTAGTAGAGTTATTGGTAAATGTATGATGGGATCAACTTCAAATGCTTTAGATAAAGGAGGAGAAAACTTTAAAAAACTTTACTATGATTCAGATGTCACGAAAAGAAACCGCAATGGACAGACTAGCTCAGGACTATATAGTTTGTTCATACCTATGGAATGGTCATACGAAGGATTCATTGATACTTATGGCTTACCTGTATTCGACACTCCGGAAAAATCCGTAAAAGGTGTTGATGGAAACTGGATTGAATATGGAGTTATAGAACATTGGCAGAATGAGGTTGATGGTTTAAAAAACGATCAAGATGGTTTAAATGAGTACTATCGTCAATTCCCAAGAACAGAACAACATGCTTTTAGAGACGAAGCAAAACAATCCCTATTTAATCTTACTAAAATATACGAACAAATAGATTATAACGAAGATTTAAGAAATACTAGT